TATTATTATTATTATTCATTTTTTATAATCATATTATTTATAATTTTAAGAAACAAATTCTTTAATAAGATTCTTACTTTGTAATATCTTTTTAAGTTTATTACTTTTTGCTATTTTTTTCAAAGACAAATGTAATAAATCTTTTGGAAATATTTCAGATTCTAGAATTTTACTGTATCTCTCTATTTGATTCTTAGTTATAGTATCTTCATTTGTAACACAGTAATTCATCAATCTTTTAGATAATACACACGCTATATCAGCTCTAATTCTTCCTTCTTTTGGTTTGATTAAACTTTTCATTTCGTTTAAAACATATGTCTCATCTTTATCTAACATATCTTGAGGACTTGGAAGTTTATCTAATTTATTAGCTATAAATTGAGCAAATAAAGTCCAATGCTCTGTAGGAATACTCGCAGATGCTATATTCATAATTAAGTCTAAATCTTTTTCAAAATCCTCAATTCCAGAAATAGTGTCAAAGAATTTAGTCCAAAGTCTTATATTTGCTTTTTTAAGCTTATTTCCTTTTTCATCAAAATCATTAGTTCCTCCAACTACTTCAGGATTTTTAAGAATAAAATTAGTACATCTTCCATCTAGTTTATAAGGTTCTGCAAATTCAGATGCCCAACAATCTACATCAAATTTCATATTAACTTGAAGATATCTGGTTTTTTGTGCATCATCTGTTGAAGTTACTAAATAAGAACCATCATCAGGATTAGTAGACAATATCACAGTTGAACCTTTAGGTAATCCCCAACTTATAAATTTTTGCTCATCTATCAAAGTCATAGTAGCTTGCATAAGCTGCAATGTGGCTCTAGTAGCATCGTCTAAAAATAAAATAACTGGAGTATTCTCATCATGTCCTACTATCCATTGAGGTAAAGCATACCCCATTCTAGATTCATTTAAAGAATTATATCCTAATGTTAAATAGTGATTAATTAATTTCTCACTTACCCAAGTGCATGAATTTTCATCATTTGGTTTACATAATTTAAATTCAGTAATAGGATACCCAAGTAAATCTTCTACTGTAATTTCTGCTAAATTTAATCTTATAAAAGGCATATTTAGTTCATCTGCTATTTGATGCACTACTGAAGTTTTTCCTATTCCTCCTTCTCCTTCTATACTTAAAGCTATAGATTTCTTACCTTCTTCTACAAGTTTTTGATTATTTTTAATCATAAACTTTAAAATTCTTTTAACTTCTACAGAATTTAACTCATTATTTTTTGATATTTTAACACTTGTTTCAGCATTATTACTCATAATTATTAGTATTATTTTTAATTGTTATTTTTTATTTTTAAAATTTATTTTACTTTATAAAATTCTTTTACTTCTTCTGTAGTATAAAGAAAAAAATCTAAAACTTTTCTTTTATCCAAACAAATTTCAAATCCTTTAATTCTTGATAATCCTCTAAAATAAGCATAAGGATAACTATCTACAAAATATATGTCTTCTAAATTAATATAATGTAGAAATAATTTCTTTCCTAATACAAAATCATCATTATGTCTATAATCTTTAGACCAAGAATTAAGCAATTTTAATAAAGTTTCAGGTAAAACTATTTCTTTATTTTTATTATTCTCAAAAGTTTTATTATATTTTTTAGTATCAAAAGTATTCATACTATCCATTTATTTTAAGTTTTTTAGATTTATGTGAAAATGAATCACTGCCATTTGAACTTATCACCCATAACAAAGGTAATAGACTTGGAGAAGGCTCATGTTCTATATATCCATCAGTTAATACTACAGATAAATCATAATCTTTTCTATGAGTATTTACATAATCTATTGCACTAGAAGCTTGAGTTCCTCCAGCACAATGTCTAATAGATACTTTTTCTCCTTTATACTGCGTAACAGCATGAACTTCCGTGTCCCAATGAAGTATATCAATTTTAACTCCATTCTTATACATATGATGAATTTCATTATAAAATTGATTTAATTCATCTTGTCCAACAGATCCTGACTCATCTATACAACAGGCTAATCTTATTTTTTGTTTAGTTCTATTAGCAGGTGCATCATCAAATCTAAAATTAGGTCTTTTTCTTGTTCTAAAAGGATCTGAACTCATACAACTTCCTACAAATTGTTTAAATAAATCTTTCCAGGAAACTACAGGCTTTTTAATTTGAATTGTATCTTCTATTAAATTTTTCAAATGAGCAGGTAAAGTACCTCTTGATTTTTCTGTCTCTTTAACTGCTTCTCTGACAGAACTTGCAATTTGCTTTTTCAGTAATTCTTTTTCTCCTTCAGACATATTTTTAGTAATCTCATCCCATGATTTGTGCCAATCTTCATAATTACTATCTATAAATGTATCAAAATTTCCACATCCAGATGTACCTTTACCATTTCCAGGTTTTTCGCCTTCTCCTTTAGAATCTTCTCCTTTATTTCCACTTTGTTCTTTTTTATCTTTAGCTTCTTTAAACTTATTGTAATAGTACTCAGTACCTTCCATTAAATTTAAATTTAATTCTGGAAATAAACTTGGTAATATAGGTTCTGGAACTTTCCAAAGTTTAGAATTAATCATTTGATTTATAGAACAATCTGCTGCTAAATTAAGAAGAGTTTTATCAGTCAAAAAACTATTAAAGAAAAAATGATTAAATAGCACATGAAGCAATTCATGAGTTACTATACTTTTTCTTATCTCATCATCATCTACTTCTTCCCAAAACTTTTTTCCTATAATAAGTTCTACATTAGCACTATTAGGAAACTTTGCTACACAAGCTGTAGGAAAATCATTACTAAATGATTTATTAAGTTCTGCTAAAAAATATCCATAAAATTGTTCACTTGTATTTAAATCAAAGATAACATTAGCTAATGATTTTTCATAATTCATATTTTTTTTCTATTTATTTATATTTATGTTTATGATTTACTTTGTGTTTCTTTTAATTTTGTAGTATCAAATATTTTATAATTTAAAACAAAATCTTTTAAACTTTTTATTACTTCTATTTTTTTTATTTCGTCATATTTATACGGATTTCCGAAATCTTGACTCCAATAAGAAGGACTTAAATTACTATATCTTTTATTTAATACATATGATAAATATACTTCTTTAAGTTTGTCATCTTCTTCACATATTTCTCCAGATATTATACTATTTGCTAAATTAAAGTCATCTTCAGAAAGGGATAGCATTAATTTCTTGATAGTTTGTCTTGTATTTTTCTTGATATCTTGTTTGTTTTGCATAGTAATCATGTTTTACTTTTGTTATTTCAGTATTTTTATCTAATTTAATATTCATGGCCATACATTGATTTATAAAATCTCTACTAAAATCAGATTTATTTTTATTAACGAATTCTATAACATCCTCATATTTTATATCTTCTTTCCAATTTTTAAGCATCATATTAAATGTATACGAATCAAAGATATGATAGCATACTAAAAATAAATTAAGATAATCTTTAGAATTAATATTTTTAATTTTTACAACATAATTTATTATATAATTAATAATATCATTTAAGTTATTTATTTTATTTTCAATAATTTTTTTTACGAAAGTTTTATTAAATGCTAAGATTAAAAATCTATCAAAAATAAAATTATACTTTTCTGTAGATAAAACAGATTTTAAAAAATATTGCTTAAAACTATTATTAGCATGAATAGATTTATTTTTCTCATTTAATAGTTTAAACTTTACTTTTTTTGTCTTTTTATCATATACAATATATTCTAAAAGTATAGATGATATAAAAGGCTTCTCCTGAAACATTACATTTTTTTGAATGTGATACCATCCTATTTTTTCTTCATTATTAGAATATTTAAATTCATGTTCTCTTTTATTCAAAATACCTGAATAGTATATAAATTTTTGTTCGTTAAGATTATCTTTATAATCTATAAAAAATTCTTTAAAATTCATAATTTATATTGTTAAGTATTATAAAATGAAGCATAATAAGTTTTGAATAAAACAATCTTAATGGCTCGTTAGATGCATTTATTTTTTTACATATTAATTTAATATAAGAGATACGAGAATCTATTATATTTTTATTATTATCAGTACAAAGCTCTATCCAAGTCTGTTGTATTGCCTTTAACATTTCTGCTTCTTCTTTATCAGTAATTTTATCAGATTGTTCTGGAAGAGACAGGAAATTCTTTATGAAATTTTCTTTTTCTTCATAAGAGATTTCATCAGATTTAAGTATATTTACAGCTAAATTTATATCCTCATAATCTTTTGAATTTAATAATTTATTTATTGTTTCTTTTATATTTTCCATTTTTCTATTATTTCATTTCTTGTTAATTCAAACACTCTTTTTTCCATTCTATGATTAGTAATTATGTGATATATTACAGGATCATACTCTTGTTTAAGTAATCTATAATGATAACAACATCTTCGTGTAAATCTATGCCATAAATTTAAATTAACTGTGGAATACATACTTCTATAAAGTTCAATATCTTCATCAAATTTAGAAAATCTAAGTTTATATAATGTATCTATTATTTTTTTAAAATAACTCAAATCTTCTTTTGTATATTTTTTATTTGATTTAGTTCTCTTTTTCAATATAACATTATTTTAAATTTATCTTTAATTTTATAAAACTCTTTATATTTTTCTTCTGAATAAACTAATCTTTGTTCAAAACTATGTAAGTTTGAATAAATATTAAATTTTTTATTAATTTCTGACAATAAATTATACTTTTCTTTTCCTGTAAGACTATTTAGATACGTATAAGAGCATAAACAATTAGCTAAACATATATCTTCATAACAATCAGATTTAATTAACTTTATAATAGTATTATACACTTTATATTTATATTTCTCTGATTTAGCATTAAAATCTATTAAATTTTTCATTATTGTTAATATAATTTTTTTGTTTTATTATAGAATTAAAAGTTCCATCAAAAAAAGATAATAAATTAAATTCAGGATATTTTTGAACCATATTTAATGCTATATTATAAAACACATACTCATGTATTTGTTTTCTTTCTAGGCGATTTAGTTTTAACCATTGCTTAAGATCTAATAAATTTATTAATAATATAACATCATCAAAGTCTTTAGATTTAGCTAATTTTAATATTGTATTATATTCATTTTCATATTGATTAAATATTATTTTCTCCATAATAATATATTTTACTTTTTAATAATTGATTTCTAATATTATTATATAAATTATTTAAATCAGGACGAGAATCTACATAATCATTGTAAATATTAACATTATAGTTAATTAAAACTATTGCTCTAAACACATCTAAACATTTTTCATATTCTAGTAAAGCTAAATCATCTAAAGTAATATTTTCTAATAGATTTATTGCTAGAATTAGATTTTGATTATCAAATGTTTTTGCAAGTTTTATACTAGTATCTATTAAATTATTTAGTAAAGATATTCTATTTTTTATTATAGTATTTTCCATATCTATTTATCTTTATCAGCTTCATCTTCTGGAAGAGAAAAATCTTTATAATACTCCCAATAAAGTTTTATTTTACGATATTTAGCAATTTCTTTAAAAGCTTTAATATAAGATTTTAATTTATCTCCTGTAGGATTAGAATATTTTCCTTTAAATTTATCAACAAAAATTTCAACAAAATCAAATCTATCTATGTTTTCTTTTACTTTTTTAAAAACACTGATAATATTTTCATCGTATAAATTGTTTTCTTTTGCTAACTCTAAGCATTCTTTTAATAATTCTGTATCTCTAACATATTTATTTGCTAAATTATTATCCACATATACTTTAAGTCCATTTAGATCCAACACGAATTCTTTAGAAAGATAATTATCTATTAGTTCTGTATTATCAAAAATATATTTATAGTTATCCATAAAATCTGATATCATATACGCTGTTATCATTCTTCTGAAAGACTGATGCTTTCCTTTAAAAAATTCATCTATATCCATAAAATTATGTAAATTTAATTCTTTTAATATTTTACTTGTTTTTTCTGTTACTTGACATACATCAAGTTTTTGCTTTATATTTTTAGAATACCATCCAGATTTATTATTCAGCACATAAATCATATCTAGTTTTTTCCTAATATTTGGATCTGTTTCTATTCCATATAACATCAAACATGGAGTTTTATATAAATCTGCTACTTTTGTAATAACTTCAACATATTTACAATTATAACCCTCAGAATGCGATTTTTCTAGAGCTTTAGATATTTTAAGTCCTACTTCTCCAGTTAATTTTTTAACACTTGGCAATTCCTTTCTGATTCTTGTAGTATTTGAGTTATTTCCAGAATTAACTTTATTATTTATTTCCCATGTTTTATCAATTTTAATACTTGACATTTTAACAAAACACTCATCTTCAAATTCTTTTTGTAATTTTTGAAATTGCTGTATTTTGTCTCTCCATAAATTTTTAGGAATTGATTGTAAACTTAAAATTGTTTTATAATGAATTAATCTAAAATAATCAACTTTACTAAAAAAATATAAGTCTTTTTTATTATTTATATCTAAAGGATGAGGAAATCCAGTATTGTTATTATTTAAATTATTTAAATATTTTATATAATCCAGTTTTTTTTTCTTTAATTTCTCATCAACTAAATAAAATTTATTCTTTGAATTTGTAATTATAGATAAATTTCTTTCATTTGGATAAAAAGTTTTAGATTTATTAGTATTGTTTGTTAATAATTTAAACTCAGGACTATAACTTCTCGCTATTGTAGGTATATTTTGTTTAAAATTATACAATACATGATTATCTGTTCCTTTTTTAAAAGGTTCAATAAATTTAAAATTATTAGAATATAAAGATAAATTTTCTATATTAAAAATATAAGGTAATATATCTTCTTTTTTGCTTTCTATAACAACTTCTTTTTTTCCAGTATATTTTAAATAGTCTTTTATAGAAATTTCTTTTGAACTATTATTTTGATTCCATTTATCTACAAAGTAATCAGAAACTTTTGATATTTTATCTTTTATTAATTTTTTATATTGTTCATTAACAATTAAAGCTTCTCTAGTTATTGTAGGCTCTAATCCATCTAATAAACTAAAGCGTAATCCAATTTTATTAGGAATAGGTTTAATTCCTATTTTACTCCATTCTATAGGATACACAACATCATCTAAACAAATATGAAATTCTGAATAATTACAAATACTGGAAATTTGAAAATCATTTTCTCTAAGAATTGAAAAATTGTTAAATTTTACATCTCCATCTAAATTATACCAAACATCAGTAAAATAGCATAATTTATCTTTTATAGCATTTCTAAAAGTATAGATATCGTCCTCTATTTTCATATTTACTTCTACTCCATTGGGTTCTTCAGTATCTATTACATCTGAAATTTCATAAGTTATTCCATTTGTTTCAGTATCTTCTAAGTTAGCTATAAATTTCTTATTGTTTTTAATACAAGTAAAACTGATATTATTTGTATAAGCGAACCCACTTATAGATCCTATTCCGTGATGTCCAATAGAGTTTTTTTCATTTTCTTTATCAGAATATGCTATTACTCCTATCTTTTGTTCAAATTCTTCTTTTGTTAGTCCTACACCATAATCTTTAATAGATAAATTGAAGTTATTAAAATATCTAGATTTATCTTTTGTTAAAGATAATTCTACAGGTTTAGTTTGCCCTGCTCTTCTATGTGAATCTACTGCATTACTTACATACTCTTGCAAAAATATCCATTTATCTTTATATAGTCTTCCTGAAAACATTTTTGCTAATTTATTAATATCTGTATTTACAGATACTTGTTTTTTTACAGAATTGCTAAAATTATTTATTTGTGTTTCTTGTTCTAATGTATTATCCATAGTTTTTTATTGTTAATTCATACTAAATCTTGCTTCTAAACTTAAATAATAGTTTAAATTCATTCTTAATCCATATTGTCTTATAGGTTCATCTATTTTAATTTCCATTAATTTTTCAAATAAATTACCGCTTGTCATTAAAATATTCTTAGAAACTTTAAAATTACCCTTTAGATACTCTTGATCAAATGTTTTAGAATAATTTTCTATTATTTCTTTTTCAAGACTTTCTGGAAATAATAAACAGCAATATTTACCGTAATTCTCTTTATGATTTTTTTTTCTTAGGTTTTTCATTGATATTATTAATCTATTAATAAAGTTTGTAATAATTTTTTGGAATTTTCTTCTTTATTAAGTTTATAATAATCAGAAATATCCAATCTCTTATTTGTAATAGGATCTACATCTTTTATAAATATTGGTATATAACTATCATAAAATTCATTTCCTACATTTTTTAAAATATAATTAACTTGTGAATGTCCACATCTATCATTATCCATAAGAATATATTTTTTTATAGCTTTTTTAGATATTGAATCTATTTGATCTTTAGAGAATCTATAACCTTCACTTATAGGAGCTATACTATAATATCCTAAAGTTAATAAAGTTCCTATATCTTTTCTTGATTTTGTAATTATTAAATTATCAATATTTCCTTGAGGAAGTTGTGTCCATCCTTGTATAATATTAGATTTATTTCCAAGCCATCTAGAATGTTTTGGAGATTTAGGTCTATAATATTTAATACTTCCTTGATCAGTAAATTTATAAATAGGATTAGCATTACTATGTAACCATCTAATATTATCATCTACATATAATTTTTCTACACAAGTAATTTCATAGTAATTCAACATTGCTATATTCCATCCATATTCTTTCCAATACTGTAAATCAATATTATTAAAATCTCTTTGAATATCTTTAAATTCTTTTGGATTGTCTTTAATAATATTATTAATAAAATTATTATTATTTGTTAATTTAAACAAATTATTGTTAGTAGTTTTTCCAAGATTAAAATCAGAATATATCTTTTGTAAGGATTTAATATAATCTAAATTAAATAATCTTTTAACAAACTCAATAACATCTCCAGATTCTGATCTTCCAAAATCTATCCATAATAATTCACTTGTATTACTATAAAATAAAACAAAGCTGGGATTTCTATCTTTTCTCCAAGGAGAAGAAATAGCTTTCCCAACTTTGTAATTATTTCCTAAATAATGAGAGTAAATATATTCAACAGACAATTTAGAAAATATCAAATCTTTATTAATTTCAGGATTTGATTCAATCATTATTTATTTATATAATTTTTTATTTTATTTTTGTCTAATTTTATAAAAATTAGAATGGCAAATCAGTAGCTGTAGGAATATTTTTAAACAAATTTCCAGCAGTACTAGGAGCACTATTCATAGCTTCTTCCCCTCCAAATTCTACAAAATTATAAGGATATACTCCAAAATTTGCTTTAAGATACCCTTCTGTTTCTTTCTTTTGAATAGCATTTGCAAGATTAGTATGATCACGAGAAAATCCCATTAGAAATTTACCATTAAATACTTCATAGTATTTACCATCTTTGATTCCTAAACCACATACAATATTATTATTAGGAATATTTTCTAATAAAGTTTCTAGCTCTGTGATATCTCCTTTTGCAATAGCATCAATAGTATCTAATCTACACTCTTGATCTTTTTTAGCACGTGAAAGTGATTTTAAAAATCCTGTAAGAAGATCTTCTCCTTCTTTGCATTTTCTAGCAGAAGCTTTGTCAAAAGTTTTAACTGTTTTTCCATCAGAATCTGTAGTTTCAAAACTATTAGAATTATATGAAGACTCATCCATATAAATAGTTGTTTTTCCATATTTATCAATCCACACATTTTTACCAGTTTTACTAGTAATATCATTATTATTTACGAAAAAACTTACTTTAGTTTTTACTTCAGAATCTAAAGTTTCAAGATAAAAATCTACTCTTGTACCTTTATTATCCTGAAGAGAATAATTAGGTTCTTCAGTTACATTTCTACCCATACTAAGAAGTTTATTCTTATTAGGATTAACACACAAAACTTTCATCAACACAATTCCCATATACATCTTAAAATTTCCTTTTCCTTCTGTACTTTTATTTGAACTAATCATATTTAATTAATTTATATTTATTATTTATTATATCTGTTGAATATATTTTATTTTCTGTTATTATTATTTTATTATGCAGTCTCTAATACTTTATAAGTTTTAGGATTATAGTTTAAAAAATACCCTTTATTTTTTATAATATTCTTCATAATTGCTATTAATCTTTCTTCTACATTTGGATAACAATTATAAAACTTTAAAGCTTCTTGTGCTAAAATAGAAAAATCTTCATCAAAGTCGTCATCATTAGGTATAGTATTATATAATATTTCCTCGCGATCATTAACTATATAACCTTCAAAAGCCGTTTCCATTAAATCTAATTCTCCATTTGTGAAAATATTAGATAATTTCTTACATATTTCAATTTCAGTAAAATCATCTACATCTTCAACTGATATATTATTTACTTTATGAAAATATCCAAGTAATAAAGAACCTTTAGCACAAACTTTACAATATATAGAATTTTTAGTATCTAATTCTTTTTGTAAAGAATTCCCTGCTATCTCAGAAAAAATATTTTCAGCTTTTTGTGTATTAATATCTACATAGCACCCTTCAGTAGCATCAAAATTACCTATTTTAATCTGTTGAATAACATCTTTTGCTATTGCTATTTTTTTATCAATTTTGGATAATCTACTGAAAGGTTTTGTTTTTATTTCATCTTTATTATTACTCTTATTAATTCTATTTTTTACTTTCTTTACAATTTTTTTATTAGCAATTAAGCTTTTTTTAAAATTTTCAACATTTTTATATCCATAAGAAGAAGCTATAGCATTTCTTCTTATTTTATTACTTTTCATAAAACTTTTTAAATTCATTATTTAATAATTTTTAATTTGTTAAAAATACTAATCAATATATATTTCTTTCCAACCATTTTTTATAATATTACCATTATTATCAGATTCTAATAATACTATATCTTTGTTTCTTATATGCATAGGTCTTGCGCCGCATGAAACTAAATCATTTGTTTTAAAAGAAATAATAGTTTTATTTCCTTCTCTTTTTATCAGTCCTATAGCATCTGCTTTAGCACACACTATATTTCTCATTTTGCCCGTTAAATCTATATCATAACTAGATACTTCTTTACTATCTATAGTTATTAATTTCTCTTTAAGATGGCAAGAAAGAATAATTCTCGGAGCTAATGTTCTGATATAATCTAATAAGTTTTCCATAGCCAATCTTAACCAATAATAACCTGCACCATTAGGTAATTTTAAAATAGAATCTTCTCCAGGTTTACTTCCATAATTTTTTCCAATAGGAGTAGCCTGATATAGTTTCATAGCAACAGGCAATGCGTAATCTTCTAAAGCAGTCATAGTATCAACAGCTATATATTTATATGGTTTTCCTTGAGAAATAATCATATCCCCATATTTTCTAATATCTTGAGCATTATTTATTTTTATTTTTAATGCTTCTACAAAATTTGATCCATTCTCTAAATCTAAAATCAAACAATTATCTAAATATGATAAACTAGTAGTTTTACCTTGTTTATATTTAGAATAAACAACCATAAGTTCTGGACTCAAAGTACTTGCTTTTATTTTTTGTTTTGGTAATTCTAAAATTTCTTCCATTAGTTTCTTTTTATTTTATATTCATTAACTTCTTTATTATCAATATTATTAAATAACTCTTTAGCTTTATTTCTGTCATTAAAATCTTCACAACATATAACAAACCAAAACGTTCCTAAAACAAAATGACCTGTACCTACAAGAACAGAAATTATTATAAAATAAAACATAATATCAAAACATATATTCATATGTTCTTCTTTAATGTATGATTTTAAATGTTTGTCATTAATTTTTATTAGATTTTTTTCGGAATTTCTTGTTAATATAAATATTACTTGTGTGATAATAGTTACCCAAGTAATAAATCTAAAAATATTCCAGGAATAAATATCTAATTTGCCACAATCGTCAGATAGTCCTAAAAACATTAATAAAACTATCAATATACTTATTAAATAAGTACTAAATCTTTTGTATTGTGAATCTGTGAATTTCATATTATTTTTTTTTACTATTTTTATTGTCTTCTATTAATATTCTTAAAGTCCATCTATTTTCCATTTTTATTTTCTATTTGTTTATAAAATTCATCCATTTTATCAGGTTTAGGCAATTCTTTAAAATAACTGATAGCTCCATTAAAAAATAATGGCAGCTCTAAATTAGTTTTACCTCCTCTATTTTTTAATATAATTAAACTCCTAAAATTATCTTTTAAAATATTAATATTATATCCTAGATATTCTTCAATAAGATATCTAGCAGGTGCAAATAGTCCTAATATTACTAGATGATCTCTTGCAATTTCTTTATTATTACCAAGACCATCTAGGCTAGGTTTAAGTTTATTCACTATAGAACCGCCTCTATAGTCAAATTGCTGTTTTTCTGATTCTGCTGACTGTTGTACAATATTAATAATAGTCCATTGCCAATGCTTACTCATTTGTTTTCTACAATAATCTCTACTCCATCTACTCATAGTCTCATGTCTGGACAGTCCTGATTCTTCAGTAAATATATTCATATTATCACAAATAACAATTACCATTTGTTCAGGATCATTAGGAGTATAATGAGAATATTTCCAGGATAATTTTTGATTAGGAGTTAAAGTTTCATATTCTTCATGAGTTATAAATTCATTACTATCATTATAAAGCTTTTTCATATAATGAGTTCCCCATTCATGAGATTTCTTTCTACACATTTTATATGCTCCAGTAGGATTATATACAGAATCTTCAATAATGAGATAATCCAATATTTTAGACACATCAGATTGAATTAATCTTAACTTGTCTAATATATCATCTGATAAGTAAGTTCTATACTCGGAATTTAAAGTACTTGGATCTATAATTAACTTGAACTTACGATACAACATAATACTTAATAAACTATCTATAAATTCATCTCTAGTTTCTTCAAGTAAAAATAACAAGAATTTAGGTTTAAATCCACAATTTTGATGGGTTTCTACAAAATCTATAAGAGTAGTTAAAAATATTCCTTTCCAAGCTTGAGTTTTGCCAATTCCGCTGTTTGCCGAAATCATAAGCATTCTGCCTTTTGGAATACTAGGTAAAAATTCACCTAATCTTGGAAAACTTTCCCAAAGGGGTATTCCATCATATTTACCAGATTTTCTTAAATTGCTTTTTTCTTGTAAATCTTTAATTCTTTGTTCTACCAATACATTAATCTCACTCATATCACATCATTACCGTTTTCAGTTAATCCAGTAAAACTTTTATTTATTCCTTTAGATTTACTTTCTAAATATTCTTCACACATAGAACTTAATAAACTAGAATTGTTTTTTTCTATAAAGTAATCTGCACAAGAAATATATTTATAATTATTTTGTTTACATTTATTAATATATTTTTTAGTAACTTCTAAAATTACATCAAATGTATACTCTTTATTTTCGGATATAAACTTTTTAAGTTTTTTATACACTCCTTGTTTATCTCCTTTAATAGGCCTATTACCAGATAAAATTCCAGAAGGAAATAAATCTCGATACTTATTACAGAAATCTAATAAATCTTTTTCTAAAACAACTTTATCTTCTTTAGATCCTGAAATTACCATAAAGTCTTTTAGAATATCAAGACCTTTTTTAGTGATATTAATAACATTTGTATCATTATTAATAATAATAAGTTTATCTTGTTTATTACAAATAACTTCTAAAGAATCTTTAGTAAAATCTAATTTATTTTCTATACAATACAGATTCCATACACAATTCGGACTAATCTTCCATTTTTCTAATGTTTCTTTATCAATTTTTATCATTATTATTAATAATTTATATTATTATTTCTATAACTTAAAATCTGATCATATAAATTACTATCAAATTTTGAATTTCTTATTTCTTTTACCATATTTTCACTTATAGGATAGTTATAATTTTTCTTTAATTTATCAGATATCTCTTTATTTGAAATATTACCATAACTTTGAATAAGCTCATATAAAACTACTTCATTTTCTTTAGTAATATTATATTTTGTTTTATTTACTCCCATAATACTTTTTGTTTTATTCCATTTAGTTTATCTTCAATATTTTTTAATTCTTTTTCATCTAAATATTTAGGAAAATGCGCTAAAATTCTATCAGGATTAGAAGACAGTATTAAGACATATATTCCTAATCTTTTATGATCATATTCTTTAGCTTTAATTATTTTAAAATTCTCTTTATTTATAATCATAATAATTCATTTTTTATTTTTTTTTATAAATCTTCTTCTTTTTCATATTTTCTGACAATTTTAAAATTTTTCAAAATTTCGACAAATTTACTAAAACTCTCTTCAGTCAATACTGTATACAATTCAAGCAAATGATCATAATTTTTTATTTCATAAGGTTTTAATCTTATCAATTTTTCAATTTCAAAAAGACTCATATTAACAGCATATTCTAAACAATTTAATTCCATATAATTTAAAGATTTAAACTCTTCTAATGCTCTTTTCTTTATTTGTATTTGAGATATAGTTATACTAGGTGTTGGATCTTTTGCATTTTTTACTTTATTTTTTAACTTATTGAATAAACTACTATTTTCTAAATAATTACTTTCTCCTGATGACAATAAACTCATAATAAATAAACTTTATTTGTATTTTAAACTAAAAAAAACAAAAAAAACAACGGGAAAAATAAAATTACCTCTCCCGTTGTACTTCAAAATTAAAATAAAACTATGCCATTCTCTCTTTTCTTAAACTATCAAATAATTTACCAGATGTTACTTTAGATACATCTGTATCCATAGACAATAAAACATCTTGTTCATCTTCATTAAGCGTAATGAAACAGTTTCTATAGATCATTTCACCATTATGAAGACAAGGCTTACCTTCATTAATATGTCCTTTAGGATAAATTTTAGGTTTTTGTCCTTCTCTTCCTTTTGTAGATTCTTTAATAACTAATTTTCCATCTAATTCCTGTCCTTCTGTAAAATTGAATCGATTTAAAGTTTCCATAGTAGAAGGTAAAACTGCTACCCTACGTCTAGAATCTAACCATCCATTACCATTAATACTTTCTACAGTTTGCTCCAATACCACATAGCCATAATCGGGATTATTTTCACTTTGGTTAATCACCTTACCAGTTTTAGAGTTTTTAATAACTCTTACTTTACTTGATTTGAACATAATTGTTACTTGTTTTAATTGTTAAACTTTAAATTACTTATTTTTATTATTATTATTA